GTTAGCATTTCTAATATCCTTTCTAATTTTCCGATTGATCTTCGTCGGATTCGGTTTCTAAATCATTATCATCTTCATCATATTCTTCAGTATCCACATCTTCATCATCGTCTAAAATATCTGCCCCAATATCAGCTGTCATATTTTCTAATTCGGCTGATATTTTATCTTTTAGAGCACTTTCAATTGAATTAGCTGCATCTGAAGTGTTTCCCAATACAGCTGCATCAACAATGTCTAAATATGGATTATTTATAATATTTTCGTCTGTCATCTCAATTCCTTCATTTTTTATCTAAAATTACCGTCTTCTTCTTCATCTGGTTTGAATACTGGATCTTTCTTTTCAGATGTTATTTCTTTTTTCATTGCATTGACTTCTTCTTCTGAGAATTTGAGAAGATTTAACATTACCCATTTATTTGAATAATATCTGCCTACATAATCGCTCATATTAGATAATAAATCTATTCTACCAGCCAACATCTCTTGATTTTTAACTTCTGCATGATATGAGTCTTGTGTAAAATCAAAAATTAAATTTTGTGAAATTGCAGGCCAATCTTCTGGTGCAATTATTTCTTTTAGTATGAGTTGTTTTTTAAGCAAATCTAAAAACAATAGGTTGAATTGTTTTCTCAGTCTTACAATGAACCTGTAAAATTTATATTCATCTCTTGAAATCTCTGTAGCCCTGCCAAGTTGCATACCAGCATCTTGCTCTAACCTAGAAATGGGTACGTTTAACGACTTGTATAATTTCTTTTGAAAGTATATAACATCGTCCATTTCGCCCAAATTTGAACCGCCGGGCAAAGTTTCAATCTCTGTACCTCTACCACCTTCTCTGCGTGGGAACCAGAAATCTTCCAACATAGACAAATGCCGTCTATCATCTTTTACTTCACCTGTGTTTGCGTCATATGCGATTTTATTTTTGTACTTATTCATAATGTCGCCGATATACTGTTCGGCCTTGAGTTTTGGTAGGTTTCCAACATCAATATAGAATACTCTGCGCTCGGGTGCGCGTGTCCATCTATAGATAACGACAGAATCTTCTACCATTTTAAGTTGATTTAACGCTTTGATTGCTTTGTGCAAATGTCCAATGACATGATTTTTTCTAGAATCTTTTAATCCAGATGTTACATGTGCAATTGCATCAATCGAAATAGGAATACCTGACTGTTTATCAACAGTTCCTAATCCTCTTTCATTATAAAGATAAAATTCTTTAACGCCCTTAACAAGATTATTTTTATTTTTATCCATGCCCTTTTCGACATGTTTAACTTTTTTAATTCTTCTTGGATCAATTTTTCTTAATTCTTTGATACCATCTTTGGGTTTTTTTTGATCGATAATAATATGATAATAAATTCTACCATCTACATACCAACTTTTGAAAATATCATATCCATTTCTATTAAAATTTAATAGACTCAACACAGAATCAAATTCGTCTACCACTTTCTTTTTAATGGTATCCGACAAATCTAAATTTCTTGTGAGAAGTTTTACTGGAGCATCATCAGCTTCGTTGACAATAGCTTCTGAAACAATATCATCAATCGCAATTTCAACTTCTGGATTGATAGACATATCTCTGTACCTATCAATAAGTTCCGAATCGCTTTTTGCACCGCCGTCTAAATCCAACGATGTCGAATAAAAATTGCTAGAAACTGTCAAATTGCCATCGTCATTCGCACTCTCAGCAGGCACGAATGACTTTAGCTCTTTGGTTTCTTCATTAGTTTTTAAAAGGGTAAACCCAAATAATTTAACTTCCATACTATATCCTGTCTATCAGACTATTAGCTAACGCCGATTTGAGCGTTCGCGTCTTGGTGCTGCCAATAATCATAAGCAAATGTCACTGTAAATTCTTCAATAGAGTCGTTAGTATCCCAACCAAGTTCGATTGTACTAATTTCTGTGGGAAAAAGACCCATGAATTTATATTCTGCAATCGGCAACGCAGTCGAAGATTTTCCGAAATGTTGGACAATAGCTTCGGCTTTATAGGATTGTTCTGTATAGTCAAGATCATTTCCGATATGGGAATTAATTTTTTCCATCCATTGTTCCAATGCGTTTCTAATTCCAAAATTTTCTCTATTGAAAATAGTTGCAGTCCAAGGTTCAAATGTTCTATTTCCAGCAACTCTAATTTGTCTACCGAAATACGGTACATCAACTTGCGCGATTGTGGCAGAAGGAATTTGAGCCGCTTTTACTTCAAATTGTCCGCCATTTGGAATTGTAATTCCAGTTGGGGCTGTAATCATAACAGAGAAAAGATTCGGACGAGCGCCCCCGTCCGAAAAGTTTGATTTAAATGTGTCTACATTAAATGCCATTTTTTGTTATCTCCTAATTGTTTATTTTTATTTATATTAAACTACACCAACGATTTCATCAAAACTTACACCTGTGCGTACCGCGACAAAGTTAAGTTGGATAAAGTTGATAGAACGTGCTGGTTGAATGAAGATATCACCGACAAATTGATTAGAATCAATGACATTATCTGTATTGTTTGTCGAATCACAAACTACTTTAAAGTCATAAATACCACGTCTACCTTTGATATCCCGTAAGAATGGTTCAATCAATGATGTAAACTGGGCCCGTGTAAATTCATCGTTAAATTCAAACAATGTAAATTTTGCAGCAGTTGCAATGGATTTTTCAAGTACAATAAACAATCTTCTAACATTTATTCTATCAAATGCAGATGGTCTCATTGTGAAGGTTTTGTCACCAAAAAGAACAGTTCCTTGTCCGGCAAAATTTACTACCGGATTGATTGCTTCTTTATATAATGCATCGCGGTCACCCTTCTTTTGTTCTACCATAGTTTTTACAACACCTTTGTAAACACCACGATTAAATCCAGCAGGAGAGAACCATGCATCCCTTTCAACTTCACTTCTTACCATCAATCCCGCTGTGTCGCCATTAAACGGTACAAATCTGAATTTGTTGTTATACTTATCTGACATATATTTGTAGTTAGAGTCTGCAAATACACGATTACTCTTTCTGACAGTTCTATAAAACTCTAAAGTTCTAGTCGAATTACCAGCTGTTTTATCAGCCATAACAACAGCTTCGGTTGGAGAAATACATGCAATACAATCTTTTCTATCGTGTGCAATAGTAATAATGTGTCCAATCATACCAGCTGGACTACTTGCAAGATCTGCACTCTCACCCTGCAACAAAAATGACACGTCTACGGTTTCAGTATCTTTATAAAGATCGTAACCACCTTCAAAGTGCCCCTGCAATGGTGCTAGACCATCATTTCCATTTCCAAATGGTCGAGAAATGTACAATTCAGAACCGTCAGTTGATCCACCCTGATTTAATTTTGCAAAATCTCTTTTAACAGAGGTTGGTACAGTACTGATATTTGTTCCCCAATCCATACCTGTTGTTTGTGGATGATTTACACAGAATACATAATTGGACAATTCGTTAATTAAATCTACATAGTAAACATTTTTTCCGTCAGAACTTTTTCCGTTTCCTGCTTTAGACATATTTTCCAAAACTTCGACTACAGAAATACTGCCATCATCGTTAGAAATTGTTACAATTAAACTTAGTCCCTGACTTACGGGTTCGTCATCTGCCGAGATTGGAGTTACACTTGGATCGATTGTACCATCATTTGCTCTTGGAACACCAGATAGATTTGATCCGATAGTTGGTTCATCAGACAAAAATGCGTCATAAGAAGATTCGTCTACTAAGTATACATGTAAATTATTACCCCAATTTCCTGGCGATCTTGCGATAAATTCATGTCCTGTAAGATTCATAGAACTTGTGGCACTACCAAATAATGCAGTACTTTCAAATTCATTTTTGTTTTTGGTCAAAACCTGAGCAGAATCATATGTAAAACTATTTGTCAATTTTGAACTGATAGTTACTGCGACTGCAACACCATCAGCCGGAACAAAAGTTCCATCTAAAAGTCCACCAAATGTTATCGAACTACCATCAGCAGAAAGTGTATATTGACCTTGGGCAGAACCTACTGAAGCAACTACACCATCCACCGAAACCGAAACAGTTTCAGAATTGGATAAATTTACCGATGGGTTAAGTGTAAAGGACTTTCTGGCAGGAACAGTTACCGTTTCTGTCTGTCCAGTACTCGGAAGATTTGTTGTATATGTGATTACTTTACTACCAGCGGTAACTGTAAAATCTGATGAATTATGCATTCCAGTTGTGGTATCCCCAGCAAAACTACCACCAGCTTCTTGATCTGATGTTACTGTGTTGTTTGTGACAGCGTGAGAGCCTGGAGCTTTAAGCAATTCAAAAACAGACTGTTGAGCGACTTTAATAGTTACTCTATCGGTAAGTCCTGCATATGGTTTGATATTTGGCTCTACCGGCGCAGTGGATTTTGAATGATTAGCCGCGGTAGATGAACTTGGCATATAGAATGCTTTATAAAGACTATGTGTTATTGCACCACCAATGACAGCAGTAATAGTTGCTGTTGTTCCACCTGTTTCTGACGCATAATCATATGTAGAAGACAAGGTTATAACATTTGTAGATACACTTTTTACATAATAAACAGTATTATCATTTAATCCGATTTCAGATGTTGCTGGAGCAACTACATTAGCACTGCTGTGGTAAACTACTGCATCCCCTTGTACTAGTCCGTGATTTGCAGCAAGAGTAATAGTATTTGCGGTGGCATCAGCTGATGCCGCATCTTGTCCATAAGAAGTAAAGTAATGAACATGTGATGCCCCATCTCCACCATAGACACCCGAATCTGCAAGATTTGCAACAGACTGTCTACTATAAAGTGGATATGTAAATCCTGCATCCATCGCGGTAGCTACAGTACCGGATGTTACTAATCTTTGTCCGGTCGCACCATGATGATAAACATAGTATGGTCCAGTGGTACTATTGAGTCCAAGATTTGTATTGAATTCAACAGTTTGTGAACTCACAGAATATCTATTTGCAGGAAGTAATCCGCCTGTTGTTTCCCCAGCATTTCTAATGAAAACAGAAACATCACTTGCAAGTAAAGATCTTAAAGCAAATCCAGTACCATCTGGCGAATTGTTCAATGTAACTGAAGTGGCAGGATCGGTTGACGATACTGGTTCTAGATATTGTGCTGTCGCAGCATCACCTACTGTAGAATTCAATCCAGTGTGTAAATTTATAGATGTACCAACACCACTAGAAGCAGATGAATCTGTATTTACAAAAAATTCTTGAGCAGATGAACCATATAGAGTGGTAATAGATTGTGCCTGTCCTAGAAAGTTTTGTACTGCACCAGATTGTGCCGAGGCCGCAGTTACTTTACCAGATAAAGAATTTCTCGCTCTATTTGATGTAACTGCATCACTGTCATTTACAACTCTTACAACTTTCAAGGAATTGCTGTATGCCAAAAAATTCGAGGCGGTAAACCACGATTTATAATTTGTATCATCTGGGGCTCCGAAAGTATTCAAGAGCTGTTCTTCACTTGAAATTTGAATAATTTCGTTTACTGGACCTTTGGCGAATCTACCGACAACGGCTCCAACATTCGTGATTACAGCTGGAACACTGGTTGACGCATCTATTTCTGAAATATTTACGCCGGGGCTTACTTGGAATGCCATTTTTTAATCTCCTTTGATTTTTTATTTAATAGTATTTTGTATTTATTTATAAAAACTACAAACTCACTTATTCTAAAAATTATACAGTGTGGTCAATCGGATTGACTCTCCATAAATCCCCACTGTCATCGACAAAACTCTCATCATCGAGCCCGCTTGATATGAATCCAAATGGTAACATATCTTCTTCTAGGTGTCTCATTCGTTCATCATATATTTCTCTTCGAATATCTACATCACACATAGATTTGAAATATGGGTCAGTTGTCATCCATGCAAATAATATTAAAGTATCCACAAGATCGTCATTCCTACCCCTTTCAGCTTCAAATTTTGGACCTTT